CTTCCAATGCTATTATCAAAAATAATGTCGTTTTTCCACTGCTGACTGTAACCACTCAGTATTTATGATTGAAACTGGTCTCTCGAAAAACTTCTGTAAATCGGAGCCAGCAATCACCTGAGCGTCTAAACTAGACGGCAGCGATACAACATTAAGGCGCTGATATGAACGCTCAGCAGCGTCTTCAACAAAAGATGTCAAATCCCGGTCGGCGGTAGTGGGATTCAATTGGTCGTTGGTTGGGTTTTGAGAACGTAGACTTGTCTCGTTCTCATTTAAAATGGCTTTTGTGTTCTCGGCAAGACTTGAGATTCATGAAGAGCGAAATCTCACTCACTCAACATATAGTGAGGTTCCTGGTTTGTTGGTGGTTAACCGCCCATACCTGGAAGTAAGTCTAAATAGACACTGGACATGATAAAATCCTCTAATGCAGCTGACAATTGTTAAGTCTCACATTTGCATTATTGCCTGAGTTCAAAAGAGGAAGTGTGAATCGGCCTAGTTTTGTGTCATCGCGGACGGGGCCCTGGCACTACGTGAGTGGCAGGGTGGGGCCTAGTTTAACGTCTATGCAGACGGTGTTTACTTAATAATATACTTCCATTGTAAGTCTATGTGCTCTCGCCGCCTCTTGTGATCTGTGGCGTGGATTGAATCCTATAATGCCTCCATGTTTTATAAACAACGGGCCATACTTGTCAAATAGCTCAGAATCATGTAATGACAGTTCATAATACATGTTCTCTAAAGTCTGCAATACATCTGCAGTCTTGCAATCGTCTTTGGTCCAGTACGGGGCCTCCAAAATTGTTTCTATGGATAAAGGGGCTAACATCCACAAGCATTTTGTGTCATACACGAACGCACGTTTCAGAAAAGTGACTTCATTGATAGATCTGTATTTCGCTACAGTACCAGTCGATTTCTCTTCATCAGTGTACGTCATACCTAAGTTTGCGTATGCTCCTGTCAACGTGTGTTGATTGACGTAGTCAATCCAATCGGCGCAAATGCTCCACATATTGTCATCGCCGAAGCAAATAAAATACGCACATTTTTCAAAGTTGTCCAAATACCTGTAATAGTCGTTATAAACGGCCACAATAGGATCGACTTGATCTTTGTGTTCTAATAGACAGCTTATACTTGCATATCTAAAGAGAATCAAATTGACTAAACTATCGACCATAGCGGTTAGGAAAATTCCTGATGGAACACTTCCACTCCACTCATAGACGATGCCGTCAATAATGTGTACAGAGTTTGCTAACTCTTCAAATAACACTTTGCGTGCAATAACATCTTCGGGATCTGCTGTAGGGGCATAAAACGCTTCGATAACATCTAAGCATTTGTACAAAACAGCGGAGAAGATACTTCCATCATAGTTGCTGAAGTCTCCTGCTCCAAGATATTGTCCAATAAACAAAAGCTTTCTTGTAATAACTTGCCATTCGGGACTCACTGGATTCATTCCAATTCCTATACCATTGTAAATTCTGTTTCCGGCAACAAATCGCGTAAAATCCATAAAGTACTTCCTGAATAATATTGTGTGCGCCAGGGGAGCTGAACTAAACATTCTCGTTTTCCCTATAGCAACTTTTTCTTTAGGACGTCTTT